TTATAACGTCACTCCACCGTTAAGAGGATTCAGTGCGACGGCGTTCTGCAGGTAGTCAGGCGCAAGGTGAGCGTAGGCCATCGTCTGCTGAATGCTCGCATGCCCGAGAATCTGCTGCAGCGCAATTATGTTGCCCCCGTTCATCATGAAATGACTTGCGAATGTGTGTCGCAGGATGTGAGTTGCCTGATTGGGTGGTATGTCAGGTTTCACTCTGCGTAAAATCCCGCAAAACTTTTCATAATCGACCTTGAACAATTTAGCGCTAGCCTCCTCTTTAACTTTTTTCTCCAGTTCCGCAGAAATCGGCACAGTTCGCTTTTTGCCGTTTTTGGTTTTCAAAAAGGTAACCCTGCAGCTTGTTATCTGCGCTGGTTTCAGTGTGGCAACTTCCGTCCATCTTCCGCCTGTGCTCAGGCACAAAAGCGCGACCAGCAAGTCATCACCAACCAAAACGCTTAACAGCTTCTCGATTTCTGATTTCTCCAGAAACGTCATTTCCGGGTTGGCTTCCGCCAGTGGCGGCAGTCCGTGAATAGGATGTTGCCCGGAAAACTCATCCAACTGGATTAGCTTGGTGAACATGCCCGATAAGCGATACATGTCACGATTTATCGTCGCGGCGCTGATGCCATCACGCAGGCGCGTAGAGCGATAATCCATCAGAGCTCTTTTGCTCACCCGGCTCACCGGCATATCACCTATGCCGCTGATAGTCTTGAGCAGGTGATTAAACTCTTTTGTGCCGTGTTCGTGGTTTTGACCGTGATACTTCCACCAGACGTCAAGCAATTCCGCTAAAGTTCGACGGTCTGCTCGCTGGCCTGCCCATTCTTTCTGGCTGGCATTGGCGATGGTGTATCGCTCAAATGCTACCGCCTCAGCCTTTCTTTCAAACTTCCTGCGGATGCGTTTTCCATCGCGACCGCGAGGTCTAATGTCCACTTCATAGCGACCATCATCGAGCTTCTTAATTGCCATAAGAAAGCCCTCCGGCGCTGTGCTCACTATCTTGGTAACAAATTGTGAAAATGTAATGTTTGTAGAGTGTTAGCCAGTCTGTTTCTCGGAGTGGTCTGATTCCGTTGATTCTTGCCCAATGTGTGCGAAAGCCGGCGCTATCTGACCAGCTTGCGGGGCTGTTTTATCTGTCATTAGCCAAAGTGTGTATTTCTGAAACTGAGGAGTGTTTGTGATTTTCATCACCACCCCCAAGCCGGGCTCTGCATGTCCTCCCTCGTAATTTTTTAACGTACTGAGCGCTAGTCCGCTGATTTCACAAAACTTTACTTGAGTTAAACCCTCTGCTTTACGTATTGCCTTAATTTTCTCGGCTACGTTCATTTGACATGGTTCCTACTTTGAGACTATATTCGCCTGAAAAGGTCTAAAGGTAAGAACCTTTTCAGGATGGAAACCAACCGAGCAGAAACGAGCTTGAACGGTTTCTAAAGGGTTGGATCTAGTGAGGGTATCACAAATGGAACCAAACGATTATTTGTTGCAGTACCCGCTCGACGCGGTTCATGTAGAAAAGTTTGCTGAGTTATTAGGCAAGCCCAAAACGGCGGTTGCAGAAATGGTGAAAGCTAACAAGCTACCGGTAATTGAGCTTCGGGATCCATGCAAACCGAATGCTCGCGCCGGTGAAAAGTGGGTTTTCATCCCGGAATTTAATCGCGCAGTTCGTGAGGCGTTCTACAACAGACCGGTAGAACAGCGTGACGCGTGGCTGCTTTGGATGGGGCTTTGATTATGAATGAGCCTCGTTGCATTGCTCAGTTATTGCGTAACGAGAGCCCGAGGGCGATGGATTTCACTATCACCCACGGCAGAGGGCGCAAGGGCATCATCATCCGCACCAAAAAACCGAGCGCTATTAGCGCCGTTTATGCTTTTCTGAAATCCAGGAGGTTCTGGAAATGCCTGTAATGACACTTGGTATCGTGGAGAAACAGCCTGCAGCTCTGCGCGGTCTGATTGGTAAATATCTGGCCGCGCCTCGCTGGCAGGATAGTTGCGATTTTTACAATCAGATGATGGAACGTGAGCGCCTGACCGTTTGTTTTCATGCTCAGTTAAAGCAGCGTCACGCGACGATGCGTTTTGAAGAAATGAACGATGTAGACCGTGAGCGATTAGTTTGCGCTATTGATGAGCTGCGTGCTGCATTTTCCAGACGTCGACAGGTTGGCGCGAGCGAGTATGCGTATATTAGTTTTTTGACGGTCAGCCAACGCCGCACTTTGTTTATGCATGCTGGATTAACTGAAAAAGAATTTAATCAGCCTTACTGGCGTATTAATGAAGATTCCTGTTATTGGCGTGATGCCTTATTTCGTGCGTTGCGGGAGCTTTTTAATTTATTTGAATATGCACCAACAATATTAACCTCGGTAAAGCCTGAGCAATATCTGCATTAAATAAACAATCGTAGTTTTTTACGCACTTAATTGTGCGGGGCTTCTTTTTGTCTGGAGAAAGTCATGCATACAGTAACAGGAAAGCATCGCGGTAACTTCTCATTAATCCTGCAACAGGCGCGAGCCGAAGCGCAGGCCGATGCGGCGACGCGTTTTTCCTCTCATCTGGACGGCTTAATCCGTCACATAGCTGGCGCTGAGTTGTCGCGCGTTGAGATTGTCGAGTTGCTCAGTCAGGAATCCATCAAGTTTCATAATATCGGCCTTTCTCGTGAGGAGGCTCTTTAATGTCTCTGATGCAATCCGTATTACTTAATAACTGGCTAAAGATTGCGATTATGAAAAACGGTGAATTATCGCTTGCCGACATTAAACGCGATAAAGAAACCGGAATAATGACGGAATCAACTATCGCTATTTATTCGAGTGAATTAAATCTACTGACGGATGTGGTTAATTTGCTTGTGAGACGCGCCGTTTTTCATAAGCAAATCACCACCGTCGATGAATTGTCGAAATTAACCATTGAGCTGACCGGCTACTGCGCCGGTGAGTTTAAAAAGCTGAACAAAGAGAGGAGCTAAATCAATGCCGGATTATATGGATCACATTCAGGAGCGACAGACGGAATCACTGACTCGCCAGATTAACGCCGCTCGGGTGAAGCCGTGCGGCGCTGCTGCATTGGTTTGCGAAGAATGTGACGCACCAATCCCTGCCGCCCGCCGTGCAGCATATCCGTCGGCGACACGCTGTGTCTACTGTCAGTCAGCGCTTGAATCAAAAGCTAAACACTTTCGGGGGCAGGCATGAGCATTCGTATAGCGATTGGCGAGCGCTATGTCGTCACAAGTGACCGTTTTCAGTTCATTTTGCAGGAGAAAAAGACCGCCGAAACAGGGAAGAATGCCGGTAAAGAGTGGCTGGATGTTGTCGGTTATTACCCCAAATTAAACCAGCTCGTTTCCGGTCTGATTCATCACGATATTTTGAGCGGCAACGCTGTCTCTTTTGAAGTGTTGAGCGCTCAGGTTGAGCTGCTCGGTCAGCAGTGTTTACGGGCTTTTGACGCAAATGGCCGTTGAAATTCGGGGGCGTTCTGCCCCTACACCGCCACCACCATTTGCAAAAGGCACCGGCAAAGAGTTTGCCGGTGTTTACTCATGGAACGCGCCGCGTGAGGCTATTGGGCGCGAGAGACCCCTTACACGTGACGAGCTGCGTCAGGTGCAAGGCGTTTTATCTAAAATTGACCGCTTGCCTTACTTTTTAAGTTCTCTGTTTACCTCGCGCTATGAATATATCAGGCGCAACAAAAGCCCTGTGCATGGGCTGTATTTCCTCAAGTCGACATTTCTGCGCCGGTTGTGGCCGCGCATTGAGCGGGTTAATCAACATAACGAAATGAATACAGAGGCGTCGCTGCTGTTTCTTGCTGAAAGTGAGAATTACGCGCGTTTGCCGGGGATGAACGATAAAGAGCTGAAAAAATTTGCGTCTCGTATCGCCTCGCAGCTTTTCATCATGTACGAGGAGTTAAGCGATGCATGGGCTGAGGCGCACGGTGGCAAAGAGTCGCTTTTTACCAATGAGGCTCAGGCGCACTTGTACGGTCATGTTGCTGGCGCAGCTCGTGCTTTTAATGTTGCCCCGCTTTTCTGGAAGAAATACCACAAAGGTCAGATAACAATCCGACAGGCATTTTCCACCGTCGCTCGCCTGATTAACGATGAATGGTGGACTAACCAACTCAAGGCGCAGCGCATGCGGGACTAACCAACTCAAGGCGCAGCGCATGCCGCAGCGCATGCGCTGGCATGAAGCACTGCTGATTGCTGCAGGTGAGGTGAATAAAGACCGCTCGCCGTATGCCAGTAAAAATGCCATCCGTGATGTGCATGCACGCCGCCTGGCAAATCTTGAATACCTGAAATCCTGCGAGCTGGAAAACAAAGTTACCGGCGAACGTATCGACCTTATCAGCAAAGTGATGGGGAGTATTTCCAATCCTGAAATTCGCCGCATGGAGCTGATGAACACCATCGCGGGGATTGAGCGTTATGCCGCTGCTGAGGGTGATGTCGGTATGTTTATCACGCTGACTGCACCGTCGAAGTATCACCCGACACGTCAGGTCGGAAAGGGTAAAGATAAGACTGTACAGCTCAATCATGGCTGGAATGATGAGGCTTACACCCCGAAGGATGCACAGCGTTACCTTTGCCGTATCTGGAGCCTGATGCGTACAGCTTTCAAAGATAATGATTTGCAGGTTTACGGTATGCGTGTTGTCGAACCGCACCACGACGGGACGCCGCACTGGCACATGATGCTGTTTTGCAAGCGCCAGCAGCGCAAAAAAATCACCGAAATTATGCGTCGTTATGCTCTCAAAGAGGATGGCGACGAGCGCGGTGCAGCTCGCAACCGTTTTCAGGCTAAACACCTGAACAAAGGCGGTGCGGCCGGGTACATCGCGAAATACATCGCCAAAAATATCGACGGTTATGCACTTGATGGCGAGCTCGATAAAGATACAGGCAAGCCGCTCAAAGATACCGCCGCCGCTGTTACTGCATGGGCGTCAACGTGGCGAATACCTCAGTTTAAGCCGATTGGCCTGCCGACGATGGGCGCTTACCGTGAGCTGCGCAAGCTGCCTCGCGGGGTCAGTATTGCTGACGAGTTTGACGAGCGTGTCGAAGCTGCACGCGCCGCGGCTGATGGCGGTGATTTTGACCTGTATATCACCGCTCAGGGCGGCGCAAATGTCCCGCGCGACGGTCAGACCGTCAGGGTCGCCCGTAGCGTCAGTGATGAGGTTAACGACTACGAAGAAGATATCGAGAGGGTGGTCGGTATTTATGCGCCTCACCTCGGCGCGCGTCACGTTCACATTACCCGGTCATCAGAATGGCGAATCGTTCCAAAGGTTTTGGCCGTTGAGCCTTTGACCTTAAAAAGCGGCATCGCCGCGCCTCGGAGTCCTGTCAATAACTGTGGAAAGCTCACCGGAGGTGATGTTCCGGTTATGACCCCTACACCGTCTGAGCATGCCGCAGCGGTGATAAATCTTGTTGATGACGGGGTTATCGCATGGGATGACCCCGAAGTCGTGACGGCGCTCAGGGGCGTGCTAAAACATGACGCCCCGCAGCAAAATCGCCAGCAAAGAAGCGGAGAGCCATTAAAACCGCATGATGTCGCCCCATCAGGTAGGTTGACTAAATCCGAAAGTACGCAAATACCGCGCATCCGCTTTGACCTTGCGCAGCATGGCATCACCCCGAAACGCTGGGAGCTTGAGGCACTGGCGCGTGGTGCGACCGTGACATACGACGGACAGAAATTCACATATCCGGTTGCTGATGAGTGGCCGGGGTTTACTGGTATATCTGAATGGGGGGAATTGTGAGAAAAATCTGCGTGATTGTTGGGTGGATTGCTGGACTGTGGCTTTTCTTTCTGCTTCTTGGTTGGGCGGGTGAGCAAGACCGCAAAGACTGTGAGGAACGGATAGCAACAGAGCTGAAAACCACGGCTGTTTTTATAAACAATAATTGCATGGTGAAGGGGTATGGTCGCTTTGACGGAAGGTGACCTATCTGACCCGAGCAAACGCCGCCGGTGCTGAAACTTGTTTTCAGTGCTGGCGGGGTTGAACAACGAGCCCCGCGAGGCGTTAGTGGTTTTCAGTATGTGTGTTGCATGTGTGATAGGCTGCTACCTAACTTAGTTCATGTTTTTATGGAAAAAAACCAAAAAACATGGTAAAGAGGCAAAAAACGCATAGAATGTCGTTAAATTTATTTAGATTATGGTGTATGAAATGTCACTGACTGTCTTAGAACCATTCAAAACACAGATGATTTCCCCAGATGAGTTAATCTTGGATGCTAAAAATCCAAGGCTTTATAACGGGAAAAGTTTTAATGACAATGCCGACCCGCATGAACTGGTTAAGGCTCTCTCCGATACAGCTGATTTGGAGGAGTTGATTAAATCCATATCAGAGAATGGATATATGTCAATTGAACCATTGATTGTCATGAAAAAAGGTGCCAAATACGTTGTTTTAGAGGGGAATCGTCGTTTAGCAGCGATCAAATTACTTACTGAGCCGGGTTTGGCGCAAAAATGTCGTGTTGTTGTTCCTAAAAGCCTAGACGCTCGTGTTATAGATAGTTTGAAAGAAGTGGCTGTATATCTAGTAAATGATGAGGCAGAGGCTCGTTCATTTATTGGGTTTAAGCATGTGAATGGTCCACATAAGTGGGATTCTTTTGCTAAAGCACAATTTGCATATAAATGGTTTGTAAGTGAAAGGGCAAACGGGCTCACAATAGATGATATAACCAAAAAACTCGGTGATAGTAATAATACTGTGCGTTCTATTGTTAGTGCTATGTTTGTACTTGAACAAGCAAAAAATCAGGAGGTATATGATATTCACGCTGATCGCATGTCTCCAAAATTTTCATTTTCACACTTATATACTGCTTTAAATAGGTCTGAATATAAAGACTTCTTGGGGCTAGAGAGAGATTGGAATGTTACTCTTAAAGATAACCCTGTCCCATCGCAGAATATTGATAAGCTCAAAGATGTTCTTACTGGACTTTATGGTTATAAAAAAGATAAAAGAGCTTCTTTAATTTCTTCACAAAATCCGGAT